CTTTTGTGTTCAATGTACAACCCTCTCTTTGTTATACAATTAATATAGCACAAAAAATCCGAATTGCAAGAAAAACGTTTCCTTTGTTTTCAATGACTTATAATTTTTTTTGATCTTTTTTATAAGTCATTGATTTTACAGGATTCTTTTTTTGAAAAAAAGGTTGACTTTCACGCTTGGAACCACTATATTATATGTATAGGGCAACAACAAAAGAGGTAAAATCAAACATATCGGATCGCTAGTAGATCCACCCGCCGGAAACGTTTTCGAAAGATTGATACCGAGAGTCCAATTCACTCGAGGTGCCCGGAGGTTAAGGTCGTTTAACGTTAAACCAAATTCCCAAGATAGTTTAACGTTAAACCATTTGCCCCCCGAAGGTTTAACGTTAAACCATTCTCCAAATTGCACCGAATTCGCTGCTGCCCGCTGCGGTCCCGTCAGATTAAGTTTACACATTAAGGTCCCCCGCTAACCTATTGAAAAGAAACAGGATTTGAATTTCTCCAAAGAAATCAAAGACTTACACGACGAAGTTAACTCGTCGGATAACCTATTGATATTACTATACTATATAAAAGTCAATGATTTCAAGTACTTACACGGTGGTGTTACAGTATACGCTAAGTCATTGATAATAAAGGATTATTCATTTTATACTGTATATACAATGACTTACAGTATATACTTCAACCACCACCAAGATGCTGCGGTCGCTGCGGTGAGGATGAGGTTCACGGTGTAAGCCTTTGATTTTTAAAGAAAAAATCAAATCAGGTCGATCCGGCTCATACGGTGGTTAACGACCCTTCATATGGTGTCTAACGACACGTCATATGGGGCCGTACGACCCTTCGTTCTCCACCTTTCGGAGGAATTTCCCTATGATTTCAAAGATTTGTAGCAGATTTTTAAACCTTTGGATGAGGGGCAGAGAGGCATAGTTAAAATACTTTCGCCCTCCTTTAGAACACTCCTTTAGCGTTGCGTATTCTATATTCGTATACAGTATTCACATCAGCTGTGTCCAGTATATACTCACTTAGTACGAGTTCTAACACAGTGGTATCACGATTACCACGGTATTCTATGATCCATTCCAATCCTTCCTCTCCGTAGTATCCGGTTACAGTATAGTCAGATTTCAACCACGTATCTATGAGATTCTCAAGGTCATCAGGATAATCTCGGCAAACGATCACTCGCATCTGCGTTCAACAGTGAGCTTTTGTATATTCAACAGTGAGCATTGTGTGTTATAACATATGTACGTATAGGATAAAGTAGTTATTAAGAACTGTACAGTATTCAACAGTGAGCAATACAGTATATACATTAGGGATCTCAACCGTACAGTTACACAAAAAATTTTTTGCGTACACTTCGTGCTTTTAGGCATCATCAACCTCTATACCTTCGAACGTTCTTGGGTCTACTCCTGTGATATCCAGTATAAGATCGCATAAGTTAGCCTTTACGGGTATGTTGTTGTTAATACATATAGCAACTACTTCTATAAGCACACGTGCCATTCTAGGAGCATTTTCAATCAGTTTCCTATTAGCTACTATGGTCTCTGGAGGCAGTCCTTCTGAACGTATTGTGCCTATGGGACTTTGTTCTGCGTCTTGTACTATGTATACAGCTTCTCCGTTGGGCTTGTGTGATCCTTGTGTTCTCCAAGGTGCTGGGCTGGGTTGATGTTTTTTTGCCACTGTGATTCTCCTATATAAATAACTGCGTGTTTTATATTTAGCGAGGACTGAGATGGCAGATGTAAAGACTTTCACACTACAACTAGAAGTAGGACAGAAGATATTGGTGGGCAAGGATAGACAGCCCGCAGAAATAACCAAAATAGAATGGTATGAGCGTTCAGGAGAACTTCATCTACGCACAACCAACGGTAAACGAAAGGCACTGACATTTGCATTACCAGCCGCAGACCATTGAAGACTCAGGGGGTGAAGCCTGGGAACGTAGATGGCAAATACTCAATAGAGATGTGAAGATTGACCAAGTCAGACCCAATTATAGACCCAAGCCTACTCACTCATATGCGTTCAACAGTCTAGGTTTTAGAGCACCTGAGTTTGACGCCATAGACTGGGGCAACACAGTGGTGTGGGTAGGAGATTCATTCACATTTGGTGTAGGTGTACGAGCGGAACATACCCTTCCAGGATTGTGCAACAACAGACACGGAGTCACACACATTAATCTAGGTCGTGGTGGTGCCAGCAATGGTAGGATCTCCTCAGTTGCACACAGCATATTGGAGTACAGCCCTAGAGGGTTGATCTGCAATTGGAGCAACGTCAGTAGATTGTTCTCCAATGGTGTGGACTGCACATATTGGAATATGGGTTTGCGCAAGCGAACATTTCCTGTGCCTGAACTATTCAAAGTATGCAGGGCAGAATATCGTGAGTGGATGGCAGCGGGTGTGGAACTGCACAATCAAACCACACTGGACTACGTTGATAAACTTACCGACCTCTGCGGAGATAGGGTATTGCACATCTGCACAGGGTTCCGTGAAACAGCTGAACTCATAGGACAGACCTGGTTTGAACGGCCCAATCACATATTGGATTACAGTTATGATGGCACACACCACAGTGAACGTATGAACCGGAGACACCTTAAACACGTAAAGCCCTGGCTAAATACATTATGAACCTAAGAGAACTGTTTACTGGAACCAAACCCAGCACTTGTAAAAAATACGCAGGAAGCCCAGCTCAATTGGGAAAGTCAGCATTGGATAGTTGCAAAAGTCAAGGGCTGATACGTAGAGACAGCAAGCGTAAACACAGGGTAGGTAAGAAAGTTATCAAAGTAGGCGGCACAAAACTCAAGGGTAAGAAGTACGGCGGCGAGTTGCCAGATTACAACAAAAAAGGTTAGTTATGCGTTTTAAAGAGATATCAGAAGATACACCATCAAGTGGCAGCTCATTAGGCAGTTTGTTTGGCAAAGGCTCAGACATAGGTACATTTTACAATCCAGGTATGGATGATAAACTACAAGGTATTATAAGTGATATAGAAAATGCAGCCAAGTCAGGTGTTCGTATACCGGGTAGGCCACCAATGGCAGGTCCACCACAGAGCCAGTGGGATGAAAAGTTTGCAAAGTATTACAACAAAGATGGTACGCCAAAAGCTCCTGCAACAGGCGGTGGCAAAGGCAACGTAAGTTATGTAAGCAATTTTAAAAATAGAACACGCAACAAAGCAATCAATCCTAAACTTATGGGTATACTGCAAAGCGCAAGTGCAGCCACAGGACTTAGAGTTGTGATATTTTCAGGTGGGCAGGATCCAAAGGGCAGAGGCTCAAGACGCACAGGATCAACACGCCACGACAATGGTAATGCAGCAGATGTTTATTTGTATGACAAAGAAGGCAAACAACTAAACACCAGAGGTGATGACCCTAGGGTTGTAAACTTTGTAGCAGCCTGTAAACGTGCAGGTGCAAGAGGACTAGGCGCACACCCAGGTTATATGGGCGGAACTGGACTACACGTAGATATCATAGGTAGTTCACAAGGTGGCGGCAATATGTGGGGAGCAGGTGGCACAGGATCGCCTCCACAGAGAATAGCACAAGCATTTGCCACTGGAAAAGGTACAGCTGTCACATAATGGAAAATTACGTAGCAAAATGTTTGGTAGCCAGGCCAAGTGTGCAAGATCCTTTCTTTAAAAACTCTGTGGTGTTTGTGTTTGAACAAAATGACATACAAACCACAGGAGTAGTTGTAAATCGTAAAAGCAACTTCAACACACAGGATTTGTTGGCCAAAGTAGGTGCAGCCGTACCCAAGGGTGTAGAACCTGTGTATGCAGGCGGCCCTGTTAGTAAGAATTCAATCATAATGCTACACACCAAAGAATGGCATAGCACAAGCACGTTTAGAGTGGGCGGCAAGTATGCTGTAACATCAGATGATCTAATGCTGAAAAGATTTGCTATGGGCGATGCACCTAGAGGATATAAATTCTGTGCAGGTGTTGCTGTATGGCATAATCAACAGCTACAAAATGAAATCAAAGCTGCAAGTTGGTTGTGTGTAGAACTAAACAAACACACTGTATTTGATTACAATGGTATGACACAATGGGATCTAGCCATTGAACACGCTGCAAAACAGACCATAGATCAGTTCTTTTGACCTGCGCTGTTTTGTTACAAGCCAATATTTGACTAATCAACAAAAATATGCTATAAATATTATATAGGAGATATAAATGACAAGGTTCGCAGTAACACTTGTGTTGGGTCTCGCAATAATAATTTTACTATCAAGCAAGTTCCCAGCATACAGTCAAGATCAAAAACTAGATAAATTCTTTATCACGACACAGTTTTGTGGCCCGTGGAAAGAAGTGATTAAGACTCCAAAGAAATACAAAGAAGGAATGCTGTTCACAGGCACTGGACAACAATTTGGCTCGCAGAATGGTCGAATGTTCACAGGAGGTATGTTTTTCTTTGTTAATCAAGAAACTGGAAGTTACAGTATTATAAATGTGTACAGTGATGGTATGGCTTGTATGATGCAAGCAGGTAGAGACTTTCAACCATACACTGGATCACAACCTTGGGATGAAAAAGCACCTAAACAAGAAGGAGACAACGGATGAACTGGTTAGTTGTAGTTGTCTTTGCTACATTGGCTGGAGATGTATACATTTTCAATGACCCTGCTTGGGAAACTAGAGAAGAATGTATGGCAAGCTTGACTGATCCTGAAATGCAACCAAATTACATTGCAAAGTTGGTGCTGGAGTATGGTAAAGCAATGCCGATACAATTTGTGAATTGTTTGAGCGAAGAGCAGATAGACGAAATACTTATGGGCTATACAGGTAACGTCAAAAAGGGAACAAACACGTGAATGTAGTTTGGACACTAGTCTATATAATGATACAAGGTCAGGATGTTTTTGCAGTCAACGCATATGGTCCTGGCCATACGTTTCCGGATATGTATGACTGCTTTCACGCTAGAGATATACTTGCCATTGACTTAGGCGGTACAGAAGGACGCTTTCCACAAGGCTCACAAGCCGTTTGTATTCCAATGGAGAAAACTGAAACATAAATATTGCTATGAGTGATACGCTAGTTCTCAATGCCGATGCGCAACCCGTCTCATTTTTACCTTTATCAATAGTGCAGTGGAAAGAAGCTGTAATGTATATGTTTCACGACAAGTGTAGTGTATTGGAATGGTATGACGATTGGCTGGTCCGGAGTCCCAGTTGGGAAACACGGGTGCCCGCCGTGATTATGTTGAAGCAATATATGCATAAGACCCGCAAACCACGTTTTAGTAAATCTAATTTGTATTTGCGGGATTTGTATGAGTGCGGTTACTGTGGTGATAGATTTAAGAAAGTTGACCTAACAACAGATCACGTGAAGCCACTCAGCAGAGGTGGTAAAACTAATTGGGAGAATTGTATTACAGCTTGCAAACCTTGCAACTGGCGTAAAGGCAGCAAAGAAGGACCTGAATGGCGTCCTAGGTACAAACCATATGCTCCTGGTTATTATGAACTTGTTAGAAAACGTAAACTATTGCCTATTGAACTTAGGCATCCTAGTTGGAATCAATGGCTTGACTTAGATGTCAACAATGGTTGATAGATAATCAATGATCCTTGTGGCAGCTTTGGTATGCCCGGCTTGGTTCATATGTCCACTGTCCATTCTTAACAGCACATCATTCAATATGTCCTCCAAGTTAACACCTTGTATTCTATGATCAGCATCGTATTGACTGTTGACATTTAAAACTGTAATACCATTTAATTCACACAGAGCAGCGAATGCAGCGTGTTGAGTTTCAAATATTTCTTTATTGTATTCATAGTTTGTAAATCTATTGTGTAAATTGCTGTATTGTTTTTCGTGTATGTTTGCACTGTATTCTTCACTGTGAGCAGTCAATCTAAACAGTTTACCATTGCGCCAATAGTCATCAAGCTCTTCGTAAGGACTATGATATCTTGTAGTATCAGGGCTCCAAACTTCACGCCTGTCTAATATTGTATATTGTAAAAGTATTATGTCATTTTCTTGTAATTGCTTATCTATTATAGCTCTAGTAAGCACACGCCATATTCTTTGGTTGCTGCCAGCACAAGCGGCTGCGTGAATATAATTACAATCAAAATGATCCGCAACCTGTCTGCCGTAAGGGTGGATGTCATATCTGTAATCACTGAAGCTACAACCTCCTACTGCTATAGTAATTTTATTTGCTTCCATACAAACTCCGATACTAATTTATGAGCATTAGGTCCTGGATGTGATCCATCGTCTGCTCTATCATTTTTAACTAATAAATTTTCTACATTGTGCAATTTTGTGTAAAGATTTGTTGGAATCTTTCCAGGTGATGTGTATTGGTCGTATGAATCATCACAATGTAAGTTAATAACCTTAATATTTTGTTGCTGTAGGTGCAAGTTGGCTGTTTTTATATATGTGTATTCATCTATCATAGCATCTCTTTGACTACGTAACACATTCCATTTATACCAAGCTTCTGCTGCCTGTTTTGTTTGTGAATCCATATGTTCGGTAAACATTTTGTGTTTGTGTATTAATAACTGATGTTTCTCAGTTTCAGTGTAAAGTAATGTTCTTGTCTTTGTGTAGGTCCAAAGTATAACTACAATGTCTTTAGGTTTGAAATTCTTTTCTAAGATGTTGAGCATTATTTGTTTATTGCTTGCACCACAAACTCCATAGTTGATAGCTCCAACTAATGCTGGCCAAGCACGTTTAGCAGGAGAGTCAGTTATCTTAGTGCCATCTAAACTCAAACCAAATGTATTACTGCAACCAAATGCTATTAGCCTAGACATTTTTTAACTGCCATTACGCACTCTTCAATCATAGCGTCAGTATGAAGTGGAGTTGGAGCAAAACGGAGACGCTCCTCTCCCACAGCAACCGTTGGATAGTTGATTGGTTGAACATAGATGCCGTGGTCATCTAATAAACAATCACTGATTGCTTTGCATACTTTGGCATCACGGATCATCACAGGAACGATATGAGTACAGGCTTTATCTAATACTTCGACGCCAGCTTCAATCAATTTAGTTTTTAACTTCAATGCTTGAGCCTGATGCTGTTCGCGAAGTTCGTTGTGGTCTTTTAAATACTTTATACTGGCCAACGCTCCAGCACAAAGCACGGGCGACAGTGACGTAGTGAAAATAAATCCACTAGCCACGCTCCGGATAGCGTCTATGACGATGCTCTTGCCGGCGATATAACCACCTGTAACGCCAAATGCCTTGCCGAGTGTTCCGTTAACAATATCAACTTTATCTTGAATACCTAGTTTTTCTAAGTACCCTGCTCCAGTGTCACCATACAATCCAACAGCGTGGACTTCATCAATATAAGTCATAGCACCGTAACGGTCAGCAAGATCGCAAATTGCTTCAATTGGGCTAACATCACCGTCCATACTATACACGGACTCGAATACAATGCAAGGGACTTGATTCCTAGTGGAAACTTCGACCAATTGTTGCTCTAATTGCTCCATATCATTGTGCTGCCATATTAACTTGTCAGCACCACTGTGTCGGATACCCTGTATGAGGCTTGCGTGATTCTTACTATCACTCAAAAACACAATGTTGGGAATGATTTTGCTTAAGGCAATTAGACTCCATTCATTTGCGACATAAGCACTCGAATATAAAAGAGCTTGTTCTTTGCTATGCAGCTTACCAAGTTCCCATTCTAATGCTACGTGATAATGCGATGTACCTCCGATGTTTCGTGTACCACCTGAACCAGCACCCGTTTGATCCAAAGCAGTATGCATCGCATCTATCACAACTTTTTGTTGCCCCATTCCAAGATAATCATTGCTACACCAATTTACAATATTTTTTATATTGTATTTGCCGTACCAAATTGCCTTAGGAAAGTCTCCTCGTTCTCGAACTATATCGTTGAAAACTCTATACTTGCCTTCTTGTTTTAGTTGGTTGATTACTTGTTCAAACGGGGTGTTATCTATCATAAAGTGTGTGCTTTTCTAAAAAAATATTTATCTTTTTGTACATTAACATATAGTATTACGGTTCTGTTGGGTTTTAATTGTGTACTGAAGTATATTTAAATACTTCTGTTACAAATTGTAGCACTAAAGAAGGAGGTATTTTCAAATGGAAATGCTTAATAAAGTAAAAGAGTGGGCAGGCGCATTAGCTAACGTTGGTGTGAGCATTGCAGCTCTTGCAATCATCCTAGAGGTTCTAGGTCTGGGCAATATGCCATTTATGCCAGAAATGAGTGTAGTGGCAAATGTAACAGCAATGTTATCATCTCTAGGTTCTGAAGGAATTATGGGTTTGATTGCTGTGTGGGTACTATGGGCCATTTGGCAACATAAGTGATCTCACTAACTGGTAGAGGGAAAGCCCCCCTCTACCTTTTTTTCTTTATCTAAACCAAGCTATCTTTTCACCAGCAGCTTTTCGTCTATCATATTCTTCTGTGGTGCTTGGATATCTCCAACAGTAAATTGCAACAAGTATCATAAATCCACCTGTCCAAAGTGCTGCTTTTGTGTTTCCTGTTGCAAAGTATGTAAACGCTACAGTCGTTGCCATAGTTGCAATCATAAAGTATTTCAGCTTCAAAGGAAATACTTTCTTCTCACTCCAATTGGTGAGGAAAGGTCCAAACAATTTATGATTGTATAACCAGTTGTGCATTCTCGTTGAGCTTTTTGCAAAACAATATGCTGCCATCACAATAAAGATACTCCAAGGTAGTCCTGGAAGTATTACTCCTAAGTATGCGATGCCTAACAATATAAAGCCGCATCCAGCCCAAAATATTTTTTTAATGTTCATATGCACTCCTTTCACCCTATACTTAGCGATAAATAATATGTGGAGAATAAAATGCGAGCACAAGATATAATTAGAGCTTTATTGGATGTACTTGATCAAGAATCAAAAGTTATGGATGCACCAGGCGAACCACCAAGTAGATTCAAACAGATATTATCACAGCTGAATAGACAGCACAGCAATTCACCAAACGAAAAGTATCTTAGTTCAACAGATGCAGCATATCCAGATGGTGATGATCTACACAAATCTAAACAAACTTACAAACCTGTTGCCGGAGGAGATAATCCAATGGCACGTAAAGATTAGCCCCTACTAACTTTTGGAACGTTGACAGCCAATGGCAATGAATCTCTGTTCCGGTTTCGCTAGTAAGGGCGTATAATAATGTACTTTGCTAAAAAGGGCTATGCCCGCCTACTTGAAATTAGTTGTTGCTATAATACTATTTAGTTTTAGTACCGCTTACAAAGTCGTAGAACATATTAGCAGCCTCTAGCACTTTGTCAGCGCCTGGCACTTCTGGCATTGTAACTTCTGTTACAACTTCGTCACCATCTTTTTTCATAGTGGTTTCAAACTGACCCCACTTAGCGTGATAGTCTTGCCATACATTGTTCTGTGCGAACTCTAATACTTTTGTGCGGATTTCGTAACCGTTTTTATTTGTTTTAACAGTTGGCATTACGTTTTTCATCATATCTGCAAACTGCTCAAAGTTTCTGGTCATCTGTTCTGTCATTTTTTTGTCTCCCTGTGTGTGTGACTGTTGGCTAATACTTTCATATTAGCCTAACAATCTATTTATGTCAAGACTTTTTTCAGTCACGAAGTTTGGTAAGCTCTATCATAGTGCGTTTCGCTTCCTCGTGATACCCCTGTCTTGATAGTTCCGCCGCCGCTCTGCTGTATCCTGCTATCATCATAGTACGTTCTATTGAAGACCACAAGCCCGACAATGGCGAAAAGACATAGTTTTTTACAATAGTTGTCATTAAACCGATCCTTTAAGATTTGGATTAACCTCAAGACCTGGCCAAGCTGGACTTGGCAAAGACTTAAGATTCTCTCTTAGGATGTCTTCGGCATATTGATTAGCTAGGTGACGTATTTCACCACGTGCAATGCCTATGTCATTTAGTTCGTGATTTGTAAGAGCAGATAGCTCTTTGATGGTTGATCTTGCAGCTTTTCTAGCTTGCATTCTTACTCGTAGAGTATGTAGCCAATTAAAAATTGTCATTTTTGTTTTCCTATCTATATGTATATGTGTGATCCGAGTCTAACACTTAACTGCTAGTTTTACTCCTTCTACAACTATACTTAGCATTGATACCTGACAAAATCAATCAATTTTAGTGCAAAGACGTTATGCGTGTACTGCATACCTATGCGTTATATTAGCGCATACCAATTGTCATAAAACTGTTACAATTTTTTCGTTGACAAAATAATAAGTAGTCGTGTAACATTCAGTTACTTGTGAGCGACGGGGTAAAGCCGTCAAGCAAAGGAGACAAAATGGAACTACTCACTATATGGATGCTCATTGGCTTTTTATTCGCAGCCTATGCAGTTATCGCAAACGATTCAGTCCAAACTTTAGGAACGTGGATTGCATCAAACAATGATCGTTTTCACTGGAGAACAATGTGGGCAGCCGCTTCGGCTGTTTTATTATATACAATCTGGTATGGATGGTATATCAACGGAGGCGACATAAGTTACGGTCGTCTAAACAAAATACCCTTTCAAGAAATACAATGGTATCACGCAGCCGCACCTGGTGTGTTGTTAATCTTAACACGCATTGGTGTGCCAGTATCAACAAGTTTCTTGGTGCTATCAGCATTTGCAAGCACATTTATATTAGAAAAAATGCTGATGAAATCTATGATGGGTTATGCTGTGGCAGCAGTAGCCGCTTATGCAATATGGATTGTGGTGAGCAAGCTACTGGATGAAGCAAAGCCAGTCAAAGAAGAACACAAACGCTATTGGCGTATAGGACAATGGGTAACAACAGGCTTTCTATGGTTCACTTGGTTGTCACACGATATGGCAAACATTGCAGTGTTCCTGCCTAGACAACTTCCTGTAGATCTTATGGTACTGATCAGTATTGTATTTGTAGGCGGACTATATTATATGTTCCGTGAAGGCGGAGGTAAGATACAAAACATCGTTATTGAAAAGCACAACACTAGATATGTTCGTAGTGCTACAATAATTGATGCTGTCTACTGGTTGATACTTTGGTTCTTCAAAGAACTCAACGACATTCCAATGTCAACAACTTGGGTGTTCGTAGGTTTGCTATGTGGTAGAGAACTAGCAATGGCAACTGTAACAGGCAAGCATAAATTTAAAACAGTGTTTCCGCTTGTAACTAGAGACTTTTTCAAAATGATGATAGGACTAGGTGCGTCAGTAGCTATTGTTCTTATGATCCATTATGTGATTGTGCCTAACGGACTATAAATAAATATGTCACAGGAGACACACATATGATTGAAGGATTCAAACCACCAAACACGACATTCCAAACTCGTGTCAGAGACGAAAGCGTAGAAGGCAACAACCCTTATCGTTGGCAACAAATTACCAGCGATGAATTGTTTGCAAACAAGCGTGTGGTACTATTCAGTTTACCTGGAGCATTTACACCAACTTGTTCTGATTATCAATTACCAGGCTTTGAAGAAAATTACGATAACATTCGTAATCAAGACATTGACGAAATATACTGTATAAGTGTCAATGATGCATTTGTTATGAATGCTTGGGCTAAAGTAATGGACATTCAAAATGTTAAGGTTATACCAGATGGTTCTGGTAACTTTACACGTTTTATGGGTATGCTAATTGGTAAGAACCATTTAGGCTTTGGTATGCGTAGTTGGAGGTATATGTGTGTCTTAAACAATGGTGTAGTTGAAAAATGGTGGCAGGAACCTGGCATCAACAACAATGGTGAGGATGAAGATCCTTATGAACAAACTACACCTGCAAATTGTATTGACTATTTAAGTAGAGACTGATACAGTCGGGTTGTGCCGTAATACACACGTAGGGTGCCAAGGTTAGCACCCTATTTTTATATTTTAGATAATTAATAATGAGTAGGAAGGAAAATATGCATCAAGGACCTTTTTGGTATGAACTAGATCATTGTATTACTGAAGACTTTAGAAAGAAAATGCTAAAAGTTGCAAAGAAAGTAACTTACACTAGATACGGCCAGTACGCAAAAAAAGACAAAGAAAGAACTATGCACGGCATTAGTAGAAATGTTGGTTACCTTGATATAAAACCTTTGTTAAAATGTGTTAACATACTTCCTCACAATGTTTATCTATTACACAATCCTCCACACGACCCTGTTCCAAGGCATATTGACTTTGTGCAATATACAAAGAAGACCAGCAGTATCAGTTGGTATCTATCTCCTTCACTGGATTTGTTTGCACCAGTTGACTTCTTTGATGCAGATGAAAATAAGCATACATACTATTATAAAGAGAACGCTGTGATATTAAATACAGGAGAGTGGATTCATAGTGTAACCAATAACGATCAAGATAGGTATATGCTACAGTTTGCTTATGAGGAACCTATTGATTGGGTGATAGAGAACGTGAGGTTCACACCAATGTAAATTGTAATTAGGAGGGCAAAATGATTACAGAAATGAAATTTATGGAACGTAGTTTATTATTTGCAAAGTTAGCAAGCATAGCTTACAGTGACGATGTAGATCAAGTAAAGAAAGACGTAAAAAAATTAGGCTTTACGACTGTAGAGTTTTATAACAACGAAGGCGCACAGGCATACAGATTTATGAACAAAGAAGATTTGGTTATTGCTTGTAGAGGTACACAACCTAGCGAGTTTAATGATATCAAAGCAGATCTAAAAGCAACACCTGTTATAGCAGAAACTGTTAGCAGAGTACACAGAGGATTCAAAGCAGAAGTAGACGAACTTTGGCCTATGGTACTAGAAGATATTAACCGCAAAGCAAATGAAAAAAAGAAACTGTGGTTTTGTGGACACAGTTTAGGTGCCGCTATGGCAACCATTATGGCAAGCCGTTGTCATTTGTATGCTGACATCAATCCTGTTGAAGAATTATACACATTTGGGTCGCCACGTGTAGGTTGGAGAGGATATTGCAACAGTTTAAGCGTATCACATCACCGTTGGGTAAACAATAATGACATAGTTACAAGAGTACCACTAGCATTAATGGGCTACGTACACCACGGAACAGAGCATTATATGAATGCTTATGGCTTAGAGCGTAAACTTACAGCGTGGCAAAGAACAAAAGATCGCTGGAGAGGTATGTGGATGGGCATAAAACAAGGCGGTATTGACAGCTTCTCAGATCATAGTATGGTCAACTACGTAGCCAACATAGAAAAAATGTTATAAATACTATATGAGAAAACGCACTAGAAGTATATTAGAAGAATTAAGCAATTTCCGTGTTGAAGAACGCGGCGATGACTTTATCCAGACAACTGGCACTAACATAATTGATAGTGCGGTAAACTTGCTCGAGCAAGTACATAAACTTTATGACGCTGACCAAGCAATTGATCTTGAAAGAAGATTAATTAACAGCATAAAAGCAGGCAGTAGTAAAAAGTTTAAAGTTGGTGTAGAAAAAATTAAAGAGAGCAAACGTAAATGAATTTCATAAAAGAGTTACAAGAGTCAAGAATGACTCGAGACGCAAGAAATCAACGTTTGCTTACCTACACTGACTGCAAAGAAAAAGCATACCTAACTATATTGTGTTTACAAGCAATGCGTTACTATCGTAAACACAAAACAGATGCAATGAAGTATGCATACAAAACTGTGATGTTTAGAGAGTACAACCGTTTTAGAATAGACAGCACTGATTTGTATAACTTATATCATTTTATCACTGGTGATGAATCTGCACTAAAGAAATTAAGAAATCCAGGTGCTGCCGCAAAAGAACGTAGAACTACTGTAATCAGCATTGGTAAGTTGAATGGCTTTCTAAGACGTATGGCTAGTGGTGACAGCGTTACGCCAGAAGATATAAAAGCATTGGCTTTAATTGAATCTGATTTAGATATATCAAACCCACACTATAGAGAAATACGTAGAAGGCTCAACACGTTTGATACTGATACACAAGCAGAAAGAAAAACAACAATCACTAGGTTACTGTTTGCCGCTAGAAGCAAATTAAGTGATAGTGATGTTATGCCAATGTTCAGTAAGTTTGCTGGCGATAATAACTTAGAAGATTTCAGTGCTACTGACCCAGAGCCAAAAATAAGCACACCAGATAAAATGGGTATGGCAGATGTGCAAATGTATAGATTGATACTGCCAGTGAACAGTTTACCTTTTGTAAGCCGTTTTTTGAATATGATAAGCAAAGGTAAGACAATTCCAGCAAATATTGCGGCAAGTTACTATCCTTTGGTAATGATTGTACACGATATAGTCAAAGCAGGGCCTGCTTACATAGATCAGCTGAAAATATTGCATAATCGTGCAAAAAAAGCCCGTAAGTAACCATTTTTTACCTTTCCGACTAAATACAATATACAAAAGTCCACAGAGAGTGGGCAGTCATTTAGAGAAATAAGGAGAAAAAAATGGCAGCACCAGTAGGAGAAACAAGAGGCGGCATCGGCCACACTCACGGTACACAGTTTAGCGTAGCTAACCTAAAGTGTATGGAACTAGACGCAGCAGCGAACATCGCAACAAAAGGCGGAGTAGGTTCAACAATCGAAGCAATGGTACAAGAAGCACAGCCTTTGATGTATGTATCAACAGGTACAGCAGGTAAAATTTTTACCATCGTTGACGGACACTCAACATCAGCAGCAGATCTACAAGTTAGACTACGTGCATTAGGAACAGTTGATTCAATCGACTTATCAAACGCACTTGTTGTAGAGCGTGATCTAGACGCATTTGACGCATCATAAGATAGCGTTATAACAAAAAAGAAGCGTCACTTTTACAGTGGCGCTTTTTTTGTGACTGTAAATAGAGTATGCGACACTTACCTAAAGAGCAAGTCACATTCATACATAATCCTAAGACAGCTGGCACCAGTATATCAAATTGGCTAGATTCTAACTTTGTAACTATTGAAGGACGCAAGCACGGACATATTGTAGAAGTAAATGAATACTTTCCACGTACACAGAAAACATTTGGTGTTGTACGTAATCCTTGGGCAAGGATGGCAAGTTGGTATATGTTCAGTGATGGCGGCAGAACAAACTTCAAGCAATGGTTGTTGAGTAGGGTGAGCAACTTTGAAACTAATTTAAGCTATCAGCCTTTTTTACTTTGGGCTCGTAATTGGTATAGATTGCATACTCCACAGCACAGTTGGTTTGGAACACATACAATTATACTTAAATACGAAACACTCGAAGATGACTTTGTACAGATACAGGAACTATTAGGTTGCGATAAGCCTTTACCTATGTTAAACTTGTCTAGAGAATATGAATACAAAGATTTATATACACCAGAATTACGAGATTTGATTTGGGATATATTTCTAAAAGATATTATTGAGTACGGCTATGCATACTAAGTTTGAATTATATACTTCAGTTGACATAACAAACCACGTAAGAGCCTCACGAGAAGATAAACTTGTATACGGACAAAAACAAAACTTTCTTACAGTTATAAACACAATAGGGCTAAGAGCTAATCCAACTATAGAAGAGGACCCTATAGTTACCAAGCACAAAGCATTTGGCAACAATGATGCTTGGAAGTTATATTTTATTATAGAAGCAGAAGGTGCAGTAAATACTGAAATGTTAGAGCAAGACTTTATGTTTGTTCCATTCATTGCTGGACTTAACGAAACACAAACTTTTGAAGAAGCAGTTTTTATTACGTCAGGAGACAAAACAAATATTCTTTTTGATACTTTAGGTGATAAATAATATTACAGATGTGATCTGTAAGGCATTTATTTAGGTAACGAAAAGGCTATTTCCTGTCGTAGAGCAATTGGAGTAATAAATGTCGACATCTCAAATTGAAAAAGAAAGTTTAGAAGCTCACGTAGACCTATGCGCTCTGCGTTATGAGCAGTTTGAGAAGCGACTAAGTACAGTTGAAGAAAAGCTTGACGGCATTGCAGATCAAATGGCGGCAGGACAACAAAGTTTAGTTAAAGTTATTATAGGAGCAGCAGGAACGATTGTAGCAGGTTTGCTATCAACTATCGTAGTCATAATCTTGCAAATGTAAAAAATGTTATTGAGAGAACTTTTTGAAAGACAAGTTTATGCAAAGAGAGGAAATCGTGTTGTAAGGAAATACAGATGTACTTCCGGACCACGTAAAGGCAGAACAGTTACAAACGTAGCACAATGTTTCGCTCCACCAGATGTTAAAAAAAGGGTCAGGTTAGCTATAACCAAAGCAAGACTAGGAAGCAAGATGACTCGCAAAGCAAAACGTACTAAAAAGACAAATGCAGCGAGTATAAGAGTAAAGGCGATGAACAGATGAAAATTTCTGATTTAGAAAAACTAAAAGAAGCACCAATGGGAGATCCTATTATGCAAGCACAAGATGCATTGCAAAAGGCAAAAGATGGTGTAGTCGCTATACAAGATCAAATGCGTCAACTAGCATTGCAAAAGAAATCAGCAGATGAACAAGTGAGAGCAGCAACCCTAGCGGTAGCCGCAGCTCGCAAAACAAAAGCGCAACAAGCGCAACAACCAGGTACAATGGGTGCTACTAACACCGTTGGCGGCACAACAGCAGTCTAATGAATTTCAAAGAAATCACACAAGGTATAAACGTACAAATTTCTTTAGAGGAAAAGAAGTTATTGGAAAAAATGAATACTCTATGTGATTACGCAGAATTTACAGAAAGACAACAATATGTTCTTGACAATTTAATAAGAAAAGATATAATAAAAAAAGTATTGTATCAAGGAAAGACATACCTGGTTAATAATGCAGCACCTAGTTAATGAATTAAAAACGCTTATTTCGCACGGAGTAAAGCAAAATCCATTTCCTGTCAAGGTAGGTAATTCTATACGCATTGGCCCTGTGGTTATACGTCAACTAAAGGATAAGAGTTTTATTTTATTTGACAGCAAAGAACAAATACAAATAGGTTCTGTATACAGCAAGCACAGTGCTCTAGCACTTGCAAAACTATATACTGAACACAAAGATATAGATTTTGTTATAAGCTTAGATAAAAAATTACAAAAACACGATTTAGATGCAAGATATTACCAACACAGTATGGATAAAACTGAAGATATTACAAAAAAAGACATACTTGATACCAGGTTAAGCGTTGCACACGACGAGTTGCGTATAATTACAAATAAATTAGAACAAATTATCTTTAACTAGAGATAAATACTTTTAATAAAATAGGATATTACCAATGAATATTTCAGAGTTCGCAAAACCAGTAACTGCAAAAACATTAAACGAAAGCCTTGCAAGACGTTTCGGAAAACGCATTGCATTAGAATCATTTACACTAGCACAATTACATAATGCTCGTAACAAACTAAGAACAAGACTCAGCCAAATCGAAGTCAGTGAAAGTTTTAGTGCTGTTGTTGAAAGCGATGAATATCAAAAATCAAAATTATTTTTAGATGTATTGAATGCTGAAATTTCTGAGCGTGGTGATATCGAAGAAGAAGCAATTGAAGAAAAAGCAAAGCCAGATTATATTGATCTTGATGGCGACGGCAACAAAAAAGAGCCAATGAAAAAAGCAGCTAAAGATGCTAAGAAAAAAGATGACAAAACAGACGAAGGCTCATACGGCAAGAAAAAGAAAAAGCCTATGAAAGAGGGTGCTGAAGATCAAGCAGAGATTGTTATGGCAGCTAAGGATATGGTTGACAGAGTAACAGGTTGGATGGAAGACACAGCAGAAATGAAAACAGAATCAATGTTGGATCTTGCTGATGCTATCCGTGATGAAATGGGTGTAGACTCAAGTAATCAATATGTTGAAACAATCAAAGCAAGTTTAGACGAACTGTATGCTAGTTTAGAATCAACTAGAAGTGCATTGAGCAGTGGTGTTATGATGTTGACAGGCGAAGGTGAGCCTATGGATGCTATGGGTGCTGAAGACCCAGGTATGGAGCCAACTATTGATATGGACGATGCAGAAGGTGTTGTACCACCAGCTGATGATGATTTTGCAGCAGCTCCTCCGGCAGCAGGCGGCGAAGAGCCAGCAGGTAGAGAAACACGTGAAAGTGTTGATCCACGCAAACTAGCACAAAAGCTTTCAAAAAAAAAGTAGATGAAGCTGTAAACAGCGACAACTTGTACAGATTACTTAGACTTCTTAAGTCAGAAGGTGTGCAAAGTATTTCATTTGAAGATTTAGATAAAATGATGGACAACAATGAAGTTCCACAGTTTAACTATGAAACATTTGATGCAGCCTTTCAAGCAGACGAAAGAATCAAAGGCTTGGTATCTAATTACACACAAGATGAAGTAAGTTTTGTTGACAAAGCACCAAAAGGCGGTGCTGATGGAGACAGCGTAGGAAAAATGGCAAAACGAGCCGTTGACTTATCTGACCTTTAATGTTATCATAACGTATGACATTAATCAAACCTAAGTATACATACGAAAAATTAAAACGTGTAGAAGTAAATGGCAAACGCCGTTACGCCGCACCAGGTGGAGCACCAGTAGCAAGTGTTACAACTATCCTTGGAGATACAAAAGATAAAACTCATCTAATTGCGTGGAAGAAACGTGTAGGTGAGCAAAAGGCACAAGAGATTGTAACAGAAGCAAGCGGTGTAGGCACTAGGATGCACAAGTATCTTGAGGACTATATTGATTATGCTGAATGGCCCACTGCTGGCAGCAATCCATATGCTCAACAAGCACATATGATGGCAACTACTATAAAAGTAAATGCTATGGATGATGTTGAAGAAATATGGGGCAGCGAAGTGCCATTGTATGTGCCTAATATATATGCAGGCACAACTGACTTAGTAGGAATATACAAAGGGCAACCTTGTATAATGGATTTTAAACAAACTAATAAACCGAAAAAGTTAGAGTGGGTTGAAGACTATTTCCTACAACTAACAGCCTATGCTATTGCACACAATGAAGTACACGGCACAGACATCAAAGAAGGACATATTTTTATGTGTAGCCGAGCTGGTGAGTATCAGCAGTTTGATTTGTGGCCAGATGAGTTTGACGAATGGGAGCAAGAATGGTGGCGTAGAGTTTATCAGTATTATGAAAAGATAGGATAAATGGTACGAATAGGAATAAATGGATTTGGTAGGATAGGTAGATGTGTTGCACGTCATATCCTAGACGAAAGAAACGATTTAGAAATAGTTAAGATAAATGCTACAGGTGATTATGATTCTAACAGTCACCTTTTACATTATGATAGTATACACGGCAGATGGAAAGGCACACTAAACGGTAAGGTTGAGTGGAGTCACACAAGGGATATAAATGAATGTGATTGGAGCAGTGTAGATGTAGTTTTAGAATGTACAGGTGCATTTAATGATGGCGATATAGCAAAAACACATTTAGATAACGGAGCAGGTAAAGTTGTTATAAGTGCGCCTGCAAAGAATGTAGATAGAACTGTTGTATACGGAGTTAACCATACTGATATATTGCCTGAAGAAACAATGATCAGCAATGCAAGTTGCACTACAAATTGTCTTGCACCAATGGTAAAAGTATTGCATCAAGAGTTTGGTATTAAACGTGGCGTTATGACAACAGTGCATAGTTACACAGGAGATCAAAGCACAGTGGATCGTAGACACAAAGATCCTTATCGTGCTAGAACAGCAGGTATGAGTATGATACCTACAAGCACAGGTGCAACAAAAAACATAGGTAAAATTATTCCTGACTTAGATGGCAAGTTAACCGGTAGTGCAATTAGAGTACCTACTGCCAATGTAAGTTGTGTTGACTTTACATTTCAATCCGAAACTGAATTGAGTGTAGAAGATATTAATTTAGCATTTGCAAAGTATTCACATCATTATATGAATGGTGTATTAGGATATGAAACACAACCACTTGTTAGTATTGATTACAATCACACATCTGAAAGTTGCATAGTTGCTACAGATCAAACACAGGTAATTGACAAACATATGGGTCGTGTACTAGGTTGGTATGACAACGAATGGGCATTTAGTTGTAGAATGGCTGACACAGCATCTTATATAGGATATCTATGATACACAACTTTGGCTAAATACTAACAACAATTCAGGAGTTAAGAATGGCCGTTGTACAGATTTCAAGGATACAAAACCGCAGAGGTAAAGCAAGGGTAACCGGCGTACCGCAATTATCAAGTGGTGAATTAGGATGGGCAGTTGACCTACAAAAACTTTACATAGGTAATGGTTCAGTAAGTGAAGGTGCACCTGCTACAGGTAATACAGAAATACTTACAACTAAAAGCAACATTCTTGATCTAGTAGGACAATACACTTATAGAACTAATGATAACGTGCAAACGGGTGCTACTGGTGCAACTCCTGTACAACGTACTATAGCATCAAAACTAGATGATATTGTTAGTTTAAACGATTTTATTCAACCAACAGATTTAGCTAGAGGTGGAACACTGCTATCCGCAGATCAAGTTGTACAAAGAGCAGTTGATCAATTATTTTTAGGTCCTATTGGTGGTGCTAATAAAAATATTACATTGCGTATACCTGCAGGGGAATATGTTTTTGATAATCCGGTCTTTATTCCACCATTTGCTAATATTGTAGGCGATGGTATGGATAAAACATTAATTTCTTGCACAGGTTCTAGTGCATTTTATACAAAGAATGGCGATAGTGTTGGTAGTGGCAACTATGCAGATGATAGTACAAACAGCCAATCTAACCAACCAAGATACATCACTTTACGTGATATGACAATTACTCATAGCAGTTATGGCGGAACTATTATTTTACAAAACTGTAGAGACAGTTTGTTTTCAAACATAAGAATCGTTGGACAATGGCTCTTTGGTAATGGTACTGGTGTAGATTATGGAGCATTTAAATTACGTAGTGGTAGCATAGGTAGTTTAGATTGCACACAAAACATATTTAAAAACATACACGTAGAGAATATGGCGTATGCCTATTTTACAGATGACGATGCAAGCTTTAATCAGTTTGATGGCGGTAAGATTGAAACCTGTGGTTTTGGTTTTAAATTTGGTATTGACACAGTGATTGGTGCAGCAGGTCAACTTACTGGTCCACAGTTCAACACAATTGAAAACACAACATTTAATAATATCAACAACCAAGCAATTATTATAGACAATGGCTTTAACAATACAAGTAGAAACAATAAGTTTATGTTTGTAGGTAATGATGCAGCCAACAGTCAAAATGCAACTGTAAGCGTTATAAGATTTGGCAAAGAAACTAATTTCAGCACTGATGATTTCTTTCAACGTACAGCAGACCTTACAGTTAATCCATTATTCAATGCAGCAAGTTATCCGCCTGAAGTAGAAGGACCAAACAATGTCCATATGTCATTTCCAGTAAAAACAGAAATTGGTGGCAACCTAGTTTACACCTACTTTATGGGCTTACCAGCGCCTGTAATTAAAGGTAGAATCATAGTTGACTACAGATACACTGCAAACAATACTCCAGGACCTGTCAGTAGAAGAGGCCAGTGGATACTAGATTGGAACAAAGATGTAAGCGGTACCGATCTTGACTTTGGAGATGACTTTACTTTTATTGGCAACAGTTCATTAGTAAATTCTTTGGATTTTAGAGGCACGCTATCTGGTAACAAGATCAGCATAGAAGTTAAAAACCTAACACTTGACGAAGGTGTTGGCACAGACGAGTTCACTTTTAATATAACGTATCAATTCTAATATGTTTCCACAGGATTTTTATAAACGCATAAGCGTTTGGCAAGACTTACGAAACGATTTAGAAACTAGCAAAGATCCATATAATTTGCTGTTCGATTTCTGGAACGCTGTACCTACCAGTGCGATAAGTACTGATCCATATGATGATAAAACTTGGCCTGATCCTTGGGAGATGATACAGCAAAATGACTACTGTGAATTCAAAAAAATTCTTGCAATTTTTTATACATTACAGTTAACAGACCGTTTTTCTGAGGCCGATTTTGAGATACATATTACACTAGACAGAGATAAAAGTAGATACGTGTATCTTCTTTCAGTTGACAATTTAACAATTGGAATTTATAATAATGGTAACGTTGGATTTTACAAGCACACTAAATTGGTTTCACAAGTTCAATATTCTAAACTGCCTCAGTATAATTAAAATAAAGTAACAGGAGATAAAATGAGTGACAATACCATGATCGTCAAGCGTAGTGGCGAACAAGAACAACTAAACATAGAAAAAATACACAAAGTAGTAGAACACGCTTGTGAAGGCCTGGCAGGAGTCAGCAGTAGTTTGATTGAAATGAATGCTAACATTCAATTTTATAATGGTATGAGCTCAAAAGAAATTCAAGAAATTCTAGTTAGAAGTGCAAATGATTTAATCAGCTTGGAACATCCTAACTATCAATATGCGGCAGCAAGGTTGCTTTCATACGGAACAAACAAAGAAGTATTTGGTGGATATGTTTGCTGTTCGCTACAAGAACTAATAGATCTAAATATAGAACGTGGGGTTTATGATCCTGATATATTAAATTTATACACACCTGAGGAAATAGAAAGACTAGACAGTTACATTAATCACAAGCGTGATGAAAACTTTACATATGCTGGACTGAGACAAGTAGTAGACAAATACTTGTGTCAAGATCGTAGCAATGGGCAGTTATTTGAAACGCCACAATTTATGTATATGATGATTGCCGCAACATTGTTTGCACAATATCCAAAAGAAACACGTATGCATTATGTAAGGAGATATTATGACGCAACATCACTCTTCAGAATCAACATCCCGACTCCAGTTATGGCAGGGGTTAGGACGCCTGTCCGGCAGTTCGCAAGTTGTGTGCTTGTTGACAGCGATGATACTCTTGATAGTATTTTTGCCAGTGATATGTCTATTGGTCGCTATACTGCTCAAAGAGCAGGCATCGGAATCAACGCAGGAAGAATCCGCGGAGTAAACAGCAAGATACGTGGCGGTGAAGTTGCACACACAGGTATTATTCCTTTCCTTAAGAAGTTTGAAAGCACAGTAAGATGTTGTACACAAAATGGTGTACGTGGCGGATCAGCAACAACACACTTTCCTTTTTGGCATCAAGAGATTGAAGACATCCTTGTGCTAAAAAATAACAAAGGCACAGAAGATAATCGTGTGCGTAAGTTAGACTATTCAATCCAACTAAACAAAACAATGTATGAAAGATTACTTTCGGGTGGTGAAATTACTTTGTTCTCTCCACACGATGTACCTGGACTATATGAATCTTATTTTGGCGATCCAGATGCGTTCAAAGAAATGTATGAAATGTACGAACGCAAAACTAGCATTAAGAAAAAGAAAATTGATGCTATGGAATTGTTTTCAGCACTTATCAAAGAACGTGCAGAAACAGGACGCATTTATATTATGAATGTTGATCATTCAAATACACACAGCTCATTCAAAGATCCTGTGTATATGAGCAACCTATGTCAAGAAATTACATTACCAACAAAACCATTACAACACATCGATGATGAGAATGGTGAAATTGCATTGTGTATTCTAAGTGCAATTAATGTTGGTGTAATAAAAGAACTTGACGACTTAGAAGAACTATGTGATCTAGCAGTTAGAGCACTAGAAGAAATTATAGATTATCAACGCTACCCAATTAAGGCAGCAGAAGTAAGCACAAAAGCAAGACGTAGTTTAGGTGTTGGTTATATAGGACTAGCACATTATCTTGCAAAAAATCACGTAAGCTATGAAGAAGACAGAGCCTGGAAACTTGTACACGATTTGTCAGAAGCATTTCAATATTACTTGTTGAAAGCCAGCAACAAACTTGCACAAGAGCGTGGCGCTTGTGAATACTTTGACCGTACAAAATACAGTGATGGAGTAATGCCTATTGATACATACAAAGCAGATGTTGATACAATAGTGGAGAATAAATTAAACTATGATTGGGATACTTTACGCACAGACATTCAACAACACGGTCTTAGGCACAGCACATTGTCCGCACAAATGCCTTCAGAGAGCAGTTCCGTTGTGTCGAACGCCACCAATGGAATCGAGCCACCTAGAGGATACTTGTCCGTTAAGAAAAGCAAAAAAGGGCCTCTTAAACAGATTGTTCCACAGTATCAAAGCCTAAAAAGTTATTATACTTTGTTGTGGGAAATGAGTGGCAACCAAGGATATATTAATGTAGTTGCAGTAATGCAAAAATTCTTTGACCAAGCTATTTCAGGTAATTGGTCATACAATCCTACACAGTATGAAAACAATGAAGTGCCAATGAGTGTTATGATACAAGACTTGTTGCAAACATACAAGCTAGGATGGAAAACAAGTTATTATCAAAACACTTATGATTATAAAACAGATCCAAGTGAAATAGAAGAAGAAAAGCCAGTAGAGCTTGCACAAGAAGAGTTGCCTGAGGATGACGAAATGTGCGATGCTTGCGCCATATAAATAATAAACTAGTTGACATACAGCCTAAATGGCTGTATAGTCGTCTATACAGACACAGAAAGAGGAAGAACGATGTCGAAAACAGTTTTTAATAAAGAAAAAGTAGATTTTACAAAACAAAATATGTTTTTTGGCGAAGATCAAAATACACAACGTTACGATGCGTTTAAGTTTCCGGTCTTTGACAAACTCAACCAAACTATGCTAGGTTACTTTTGGCGACCAGAAGAAGTTAGTTTGCAAAAAGATAGAGCAGACTTTGCTGTATTTCGACCAGAACAAAAGCATATCTTTACTGCAAATTTAAAATATCAAACATTGTTAGACAGTGTTCAAGGACGTGGTCCTTGCTTGGCATTCTTGCCACACGTAAGTTTACCTGAGTTAGAGGGTTGTATTGTAACTTGGGATTTCTTTGAAACTATTCACTCACGTTCTTATACTCACATAATGAAAAATGTATATCCAGATCCAGCAGAAGTATTTGATACAATCTTAGATGATGAAAAAATTATTGCTAGAGCTACAAGTGTTACAAAACATTACGATGCATTCAACGAAGCGGCAGATGCATACTTTCACAGAGGTGAAGGTTCAATGTATGACGTAAAGAAGAAAATGTATCTTGCTATGATGACAGTTAATATTTTAGAAGGCTTACGTTTCTATGTAAGTTTTGCTTGTACATTTGGTTTTGGAGAACTAAAACTAATGGAAGGTAGTGCAAAGATTATCAGTCTTATTGCACGTGACGAAGCACAACACCTAGCATTGTCAACACACGTATTGAAACTATGGGCACAAGGCAAAGATGATCCAGAAATGGCCAAAGTTGCAAAGGAATGCAAAGAAGAAGTATATGACTTGTGGCGTGAATGTGTTGCAGAAGAAAAAGATTGGGCAGAGTATTTGTTCAAAGATGGTTCAATGATTGGTTTGAATACAACATTGCTAAATCAATATGTAGAATATATTGCAAACAGACGCTTGAAAGCATTGCAATTTGATGCTATCTTTGATGCACCAGTAAACACAAACCCACTGCCTTGGACACAACATTGGTTGTCAAGTTCAGGATTGCAAGTTGCTCCACAAGAAACAGAAGTTGAAAGCTATGTTATTGGTGGTATCAAGCAAGACGTGGATAAAGAAAGTTTGAAAGGATTCAGCTTATGATACACATTTGGGGAAAGCCTATGTGTCCAAGTTGTAACAAAGCAAAAGCATTGTGCGAAACCAGAGGCTACGACTTTGAGTATTTGGAAATGGGTAGAGACTTCACTAGAGACGAAGTTCTATCTGAATTTCCTTCTGCTAGAACGTTTCCACAGATTGTTGTAAGCGGTAACAAAGTTGGCGGCTACGAACAATTTGTAAAATATATTGAAGACACAGGTTACACAGGAACAGGACACACATTATAATGTTAATAGACGTACCATATAATAAAAACGATACTATCACAATTAAAACAGCAGCCGGCGGCGATGAAATTGTTTGCCGTTTTGTAGATGAAGACAACCACGCAATTACAGTTACAAAGCCAATGGCACTTGTTGCAACAGAAAATGGTATTGGACTAGGACCATACACATTTACTGTAGATCCTAAGAGCAATATAAAAATAAATAAGAGTAGTATAGTATTTGTGCATAAAACTGAAGACAGTATGGCAAAGCAATACGTACAAAGTACTACAGGAGTAGCGTTAGCTTAGGAGTAGCAATGCCATTAGTTGCAAGAAAAGACGGAGTAGATGTAGTCAATACTATCCACGTAAGTGTAGGAGATGCAGATCCTGATGACGGTATTGCTTGTGATGCAAACCCTCAAAATATTGCAACAGATGCTGGTAGTGGTGATGTATTTGTAGAAAATGTAGGAGTTGTACGCAAAGGTGATAATGAAGCAGTGCATACAATACCAGGATGTTCAACACATCAAACAGGACTAGCCACGCATAGCGATAATGTATTTGCAAATAATTTAAACATAGGACGCAAAGACGATACCTATACCTGTGGCGCAAAGATTACCGTAGTAAATCAATCAACAGTACACGCAAATAGTTAACACTTGACAATTCAGTTATAATTTATTATACTAATATAGAAGAGAGAGTCCTATGAAAAAAATAATTACAGATGTTGATGGCGTATTGTTAGATTGGAATACAAAGTTTAACGAGTGGATGCAAGACGAAGGCTTTGCTATCCAAAGTCCAGACAACTATGCAGTAAATTTACGTTACGATATTAATAGAGAACAAGCCGAAGGACTTATAAAAGACTTCAACGAAAGCACTTGGATATCACATTTAAGTTATCTACGTGATGCAAAAGAAGGTGTACAAAAACTTGTGGACAATGGCTATAAAATTGATATTTGCACAGCAGTAGGCACAAATGAATACACACAACAAACACGCAATAGACATTTAGGATATTGCTTTGGTAAAAAGACTTTTGACAAAATGCATTATGTAACTGGCAATGGTCCTAAAGATCATATACTAGAACAATATGATGGCACAGGATTATATTGGTTAGAAGACAAACCAGAAAATGCAGTTACAGGATTGAAATTTGGTTTGAAACCTATATTAATTTCACATCCTTGGAACACTTGGTTTGAACATCCTCAAGTTGAAAGAGCAGATGATTGGGAAAAGGTTTGCGAGATAATATTGGATGAGTGATACACACGAACAACTAAAATTAGCATTTGCAACATACCTCAAAGAAATAGAAAACTTTGAAGAGAATGGTGTAAAAGTTAGTGCAGTTCGTGCTAGACAAGCTCTAAATGATTTGAAAAAACTTATTACAGAGCGCAGACAAGAAATACAGCAAATGAAGAATGACATATGATTACAGAATCCTTTGATTTAGATTACAACTTTGTAGAAACAACTGTAAAAATCTGTGAAGATACAGCAAGATGTGTTGTACAGTTTCCTCGATGGAATAACAAAGATAGAATTATTGAATTTATTGACAAAAATAATTATATCTGTGCAGGTGTTTACAGCACTGATGAAGAACTGTTAAAAGAGATGAATATATATTTAGGTGGCGAAATGATTACCACTTTAGAAGACTATAATCTCATAGAAAGACAGTTTACATAACACCTCAAAACCACCTAATGTTAGCGCCTTTATAGTTTTTTTCTGTAAATACAATTGTTATCACAGCAATGAAAGATAAACAATGTTAAAACAGATCACCAAAAACGATCTCAAGGAAGAATACAGAGTATTTTTTATGGTCACGGGTCATCTTAACACAACACCTCAAACAGTATTAGACGCCTATGACGAGTTTTTTACACGTCTATGGATTGACGGTAGCAATGGTGCGCCGCTGTCTGATTATGAAGAACAGTTTGAAATAGCCTGGAAAGCAGAACACAATGATATCACGTAAGATAGGCGATTTGAGTTGGGAAGACCTAACTTATCTCGAAATGCTACTGAAGAATCAATACAGTGCAGAATTAGAAAAAGATAAGACTTGGGAAAGTAAGAACCGGTATGACCGTATCGGTTCTCACAAGAATAAGATTAGACGTATAATGGAAGCTATTTCTAGCCAAAAAACTCTTTCTAAACTAGACAAGTGGTAGCTAGAAATAATCCCCATACCCACTTCCATCATTAGAAGGGTAATAAGGATTATTAAAGTTTGGATCGTCCATTCCGTCTACAGCGGTAACTTCTGGAACAAAATGTTGAAGCATATTTTCAACGCCCATTTTCAGTGTCATACTACTACTGGCACATCCACTGCAACCTCCTTGCAATAACACAAGCACACGACCTGATTCCATATCAAAGTCTTGTAGTTCAATCATACCACCGTGTCCTGCAACTGCTGGATTAATTTGTTCTTCGATTATACTGCTTATTTGTTTTACAATTTCTTCTTTAGTACGTTCCATACTAATATTTATTATTTAATTTGGCTCCGGGGGGAGGATTCGAACCTCCACGGTAAATATATTGCAGTACATCTACCACACGATAAACAGTCGTGCGTGTCTACCATTTCCACCACCCCGGATCAATTATGCTGCCTGGGCTAACTCCTGTTCTTTGTCCAAGGCTGCAATCATTCTTGTCATACCAATACCTCCACCAACTCTTTGGAAGAAGTCAAACTTCAAGAATTCTTCTAGCTCTGCTTCTACACGTTCTTTTCCAAATAGCTTGTAAAGTAGTTCAGCATATTCTCCATCTACAATACTATGGAATGTATCACGCATCATATCAACATCGCAACTACGTTCTGCACTACCAATAGTTTCCATACCGCCTAAGATAACATCCATTTTCTTTGCAGTTTCGCCATCATCATTTCTACTCATATTCCAAAATGGAGATGTCATTTCTGGAAAGTTTGTTATGAGGCTGCTACCAAATTGTGATTCCATAGCAAGCTCGTGGTCAGCTTCCATTTCTGTAAAGCTGTCTAAATTAAAGTGTTCTTGCCATTCTGCATATGTTTTTTCTGTTAGTGTGTCAAAGCCAAGGTATGCACATAATTCATACTCCATTAATTTTAGGTCATCAACGCTGCCAGGAAATTCAAATTCAAACATAGGAAATATTATGTCGTGTCTACCTGGTATTGCATTTGGTTCTTGTCTATAGGAAGTGCTGACACAAAAAAACCCCTTACTATCGGGGCTACTTAGTAATTCGTGTTCTAACCACATCTGGCCTGTTTGCGGCAGTGGCCACACTTGGCCTGCATAATTATACGTTGCTACATTGAATGGATCTTCACAAGCGGCAAGTATGCTTAATCTGTTTTGAGTATGTACTTCTTGGAAACCTTTGTCCAAAAAAAATGACCTTAAAAGGCCAACTGTTTTCGTAAATTTTTCGGGTGATATTAGTTGCGTCATCTTTTTTCTCCTTTTTTGACCTAAAAAAAATATGTCCAGAAATTGCTGGATTCAATCTTAAACCAAGTTATTTATCAAAAGGTTGACAAAGTTTTATTTCAATGTTATAAATAGACTTGTTAGCGTTGAAGCAACGTGGACACATACTGGACCTCGGGGCGGTACCGAGCAGCTCCACCATAAACATATGAGAGTAGATGCACCTACTTTCCTGTGCATAGGACAAGAGCTCGAAAGGCTACAAGTCGTATGTTTATGATGGGGCTGAACAAGGATCGACAGGTGTGAAAGTGAAGTGGAGTTAGCCGGATGACTGCGTTATTGGTCAAATTACACAATTGCAAACGACAATCGTGCGCCAGCAATGGCACTTGCAGCCTAATTAGGTATGCGGGGTATTGAGTTCCACCTAGCAACAGAACGGGCTCACCATAAAATATTGGTTGAAACATTTTTTAGTTAAAGAACAACCATTTTAGAAAGGAATCAAATGAAACTATTTAAATTAATAGCCGCATCACTAGCAGTGGTGGGGTGCTTCGGTTTGAGCGCATTTGCAGGAGAACCTAAAGATAAAGTATCTGTGGGGTTTGTCTATGTAGGACCAACAGGTGACCACGGATGGACATACAGACACGATATTGGTCGTAAGCAAGTTGAAGAAGCTTTCGGCGACAGAGTGGAAACAAGATTTGTAGAGTCAGTTGCTTATGGCGCAGACGCTACTAGAGTTTTTACACAAATGGCTATGCAAGGTGTAGACATTATTTTCGGAACTAGCTTTGGATATATGGATCCAATGCTAGAAGTCGCGGCAAAGTTTCCAAACACAAAATTTGAACACGCTACAGGTTACAAAACTAATGGCACAAATATGGCTAATTATGGATTGCGCCTCTACCAAGCAAGACACGTTCAAGGTGTTATTGCTGGCTTGATGACAAAAACTAACAAGATTTGTTATGTGGCTGCATACCCAATTCCAGAAGTTGTGCGTGAAATCAACACATATTACTTGGGTGCAAAAAGTGTAAATCCAGATGTAGATATTGACATTGTTTGGGTATACACTTGGTATGATCCTGGCAAAGAAAAAGATGCCGCTGATGCATTGTTTAATAATGGTTGTGATGTGATTGCACAACACACAGACTCACCTGCTCCATTACAAGCCGCTGAACAAAGAGGACTTGTAGGTTTTGGACAGGCAAGTGACCAAATCAAGAATGCACCTAAATCACAGTTGACAGCGACTATTGATAACTGGGGACCATATTACATTGCAAAAGTTGGTGCAGTGTTAGACGGAACTTGGACCACAACTTGTGACGGACCAGATGGTTGTTACTTTGGACATATGAATGATGGATCAGTTGAAATGGCTCCGTTTACAAATATGCCAGACGATGTAGCCGCAAAAGCACAAGAAGTCAAGGATGCAATCCGTGACGGTGAATACTTTGCATTTACAGGACCAATCTACGACAACAAAGGTAATCTACAGATTGCGGCTGGTGAAGTAGCAGACAGAGCACATCTCGATTCGATGATGTATTATGTCGAAGGTATTGATGCAGAGTTGCCTAAATGATACCTGTAATTGATTTACAAGCACAAGACGCTTTAGATCGCATTGACGAAGCCTACACCACTGTGGGCTTCGCTGTGTTTACTAATGCATTACCTGGCGTAGATAAAGCTGATATGAGTGCTTGGCAACATCAAATGAGAACATTTTTTGAGTTGCCTATGGAAGTAAAACAAAAGTATCCTTACGAAGGAGACACTAATTTAGGTTACAGTATGGTAGGTGATGAAAACGTTGACCCTACTGCACCAAAAGATATAAAGGAATCATTCAATTATAATGACACAAGAATGCCAGAACACTTGTGGCCAACAGAACTTAAAGGCTTTAAAGGCAGTGCATTAGCAAGCATAAATATTGCTGATAGATTAACATTACGCATTTTGGAGAAGTTTGATACTATCTTAGATACAGGCACTACATTAGTAGATGCACACAAAGTTCCATTTAACACAACAAGAGTGATACATTATCCAGCATATGATGGACCTATGTTAGACAAACAAATGCGTATAGGAGAACATAGTGACTACGGTACTATTACTTTACTTTGGCAAATTAATGATGTCCCCGGACTTCAAGTTCAAGACCTTGCTGGCGACTGGCATCCAGTACCCTATGCGGACGACGGCGTTGTTGTTAACATTGGTGACTTACTACAGCGTTGGACTAATGATTATTTTAAAAGTACTAAACATAGAGTGGTGAACACTCACATACATCAACAGAGATATTCAATGCCACACTTTGTTGATCCTACACCTGGAACAATAGTTAAAAACTTGCGTAAAGGCGAAGAGGATAAGTATGAACCAATTGAATCCAAAGAATATTTAATGTGGCGACTAGCACAGAGTTATTGATATGACATATAGAACTAATGCAGATTTATTTGAAGTAGGAGATTTTATAAGCCACGCAGGGTTACCATTGCCTTGGAAGATTGAGTGTGATGCTATACGTCCTGAATGGTGGGATGGACTTGCCCGTATGGTTATGGATTACCAAACAAGACCATTTTACAAAGCAGTAGGCATTCCAAGAGGCGGTATTCCGTTTGCACAAGCAATGAACAAATATGCAAGTGGAGATCCTAATGATCAAGTTATGATTTGTGACGATGTGTTTACTACAGGTACAAGTATGAAAGAATTCATTGAACAAGAATATCCAGATTGGACAATGGGTCAAGGATATCGTTGGGTTGTGTTTGCAAGGCAACCTAGCAATGTACATCCATATCACGTAAGAGCATTATTCACTATGCCAACAAAGCCAAGGGAAGAATAATGCAAGTAGAAAGTTTGAATGGTGTAGCAACACAAATTAACAATGTTGATATTACAAATTTAAGTGATAGTGATGCAGATAAAATCAAAAATATTTTACGCAAAGATCTTATTGTTGTTTTAAAACATCAAGAAAGATTGCCTTTTTGGTTTGTTAATTTTGTTGAACGTATAGGCACTGTTGCTAACTACAGACAAATGTGTTATACTAAGGAAGGGGAGTTTTATCTTGGTAAGACTCCTCCTAATACTAACGAATGGGATAAGGACAAAGAATTATATCCTATACAAAGAACTACTGCAAAAAAGAATAAAAAAGGCATATCAACTGGTATATTCAGTTCGGGTATTTTAGATTGGCACGCCAACTTAAATGGATTAGATCGTGCTGATGGTGTAGCACTACAAGGCTACGAAGGTTGTGAAAATACCAGCACAAGTTATTTGAATACAAACGTAGCATACAATGACTTAGATGATGACTTTAAAAAAGAATTAGAAGGTGTGCATTGTGAATATGAATACACACCAGAAGTTTGGGCAAAGGGCTTGCCTGAAGTACAATATAAAATGATGAAAAAGGACGGACAAGAAGGTCCTTATAAGATGTGGTTGCTACAGCAAAACATTGCAGGTGTTAAAGGCATTTATTTTTACACCAACAACAAATGTAAAATTATCACAGAAGATGAAACTTTGTTTCAACGTTTATATGATCATATGTTCCAAGACAAATATGTATATCAACATTGGTATGAGCCAGGAGATATTGTTTTAATGGATCAACTGCTTACATTACACAAGCGTGATCAAAATGATCCAGAAATACTTGCAAAAAGAGTGCTCCATAGAATTACATTTCGGATAAGTAATTATAATAATTTCATAGCAGACAAAAATAAGGTATAGTGCTACACTTTAGCGCATCTACAAAACTTGACATACCTACAAAAAAACATATAATTACTTAATAAGATAAGGAAAACAATGCAAGAACTTGAAATAGTCGGTGCTCCAAGAAGCGGAGCAATGGGCTTCCAGCCAGCAGCCACTAGCCTAGCGGAAGGCATCTTTGCACTTGATGCAATGCTACTGGTTATAATTACAGCAATTAGTATATTTGTTACAGCGTTAATGATATACACATTTATACGCTACAATCGCAAGCGTAATCCAACACCAGCAACGTTTACACATAATAGTCCAATAGAAGTAGCGTGGACAATTGTACCTGTGTTTATATTGTTGTTCATAGGTATGCTTACATTACCTGAACTGTTTAGGCAACAGATTATACCAGAAGCAGATGTAAGAATAAAAGTTACAGGCTATAGTTGGTATTGGGGATATGAATACACAGACCACGATTTTGGCTTTGACAGTTATATGCTTGAAAAAGAACAACTTGCAGAATATGGTTATGACGATGAATACTATTTGTTAGCAACAGATACAGCAGTGGTTGTACCTGTAAACAAAACTGTGGTAATGAATATCACAGGAGGCGATGTTATACATAGTTGGAAGATACCTGCGTTTGGAGTAATGCAAGATGCAGTGCCCGGCAGACTAGCACAGTTATGGTTCAAGCCTGAACGTGAAGGCATTTACTTTGGACAGTGTTCAGAACTATGTGGTAAGAATCACGCTTATATGCCTATCACTGTTAAAGTTGTAAGTGAAGTAGAATATAATAAATGGCTTGAATGGGCTGCCAATGAATATTAAATTAGCATTGAAACTTGTTTTTATTGGAGTAGCAATGGGAGCATTGGCTTTTGCCAGTGTGCCATTTTATGATTGGTTTTGTAGAACAACAGGATTTGGCGGAACACCACTTACAGCAGAAAGTGTAGAAGTAGAAGCATTGGATAAAACTATTACAGTAAGATTTGATGCAAACGTAGATTCAGACTTTCCTTGGTTGTTTTCACCAATGCAAAAGAAAATGGAAGTGCGTATAGGCGAATCAGAAATGGCTTTTTACCAAGTGCATAATCCAACAGATGAAACAATGGCAGGCACTGCTACATTTAATGTAGTGCCTATGAGTGCAGGAGCATACTTTGTCAAGACAGAATGTTTTTGCTTTCAGCACCAAGAACTAGCACCTGGGCAGACAGAAGAAATGCCTGTTAGTTTTTATATAGATCCGGAGATACTAGAAGACAGAGAAACAGATTATCTTCAAACAATCACACTCAGTTACACATTTTATGAAAAGGATACACAATGACAGACGCAACACACGATGAATATCAGTCAGGATGGTTCACTAGATGGTTTATGAGTACAAACCATAAAGATATTGGAATATTGTATTTGATTACTGCTGCCGTGATAGGTTTTATCAGTGTGGCATTGACAGTTTATATGCGTATGGAACTTATGCAACCTGGTGTACAATTTATGTGCGATGAAGGCGCTAGGCTTATTATAGACAGCAGTGAATGTACACCAAACGGACATTTGTGGAATGTTGTAATTACATCACACGGTATCCTTATGATGTTTTTTGTGTTGATACCTGCACTGTTTGGAGGCTTTGGTAACTACTTTATGCCGTTGCAAATTGGTGCACCTGATATGGCTTTTCCGAGAATGAATAATTTAAGTTATTGGCTTTATGTTGCAGGCGTTACACTTGCTATTTGTAGTTTGTTTGTGCCAGGAGGCAGTGGACAAAACGGTGCTGGTGTAGGTTGGGTTATGTATCCACCGCTGAGTAGCACTGAAGGTGGTATGAGTATGGACCTAGCTATCTTTGCGTTGCACGTATCAGGCGTCAGCAGTATACTTGGTGCAATCAATATAATTACTACATTTTTGAATATGCGAGCACCTGGAATGACACTACACAAAGTTCCTTTGTTTGCTTGGAGTATATTTGTAACAGGTTGGTTAATACTGTTGAGTCTACCTGTGCTGGCAGGTGCAATTACAATGTTGCTTACAGATAGAAACTTTGGTACAACATTCTTTGATCCTGCAGGTGGCGGTGATCCTATATTGTATCAACACATATTTTGGTTCTTTGGACACCCAGAGGTTTACATTATTATTTTACCTGGCTTTGGTTTGATATCACATATTGTTGCAACATTTTCACGTAAGCCTATTTTTGGTTACTTGCCAATGGTGTATGCAATGGTTGCAATTGGTGCATTAGGTTTTGTTGTATGGGCTCACCATATGTATACAGTTGGTTTGTCAGTTACACAACAATCATATTTTATGTTAGCAACAATGGTAATTGCTATACCAACAGGTATTAAAATCTTTAGCTGGGTAGCAACACTTTGGGGTGGTAGTATAGAATTTAAAACACCAATGCTATGGGCTTTAGGATTTATATTCTTGTTTACAGTAGGAGGCGTCACAGGTATTGTGCTTTCACAATCACCAGTTGATAGAGCATATCACGACACTTATTATGTTGTGGCACACTTTCATTACGTTATGTCGCTAGGTGCTGCCTTTTCAGTGTTTGCTGGAATATATTATTATTGGGGTAAAATGACTGGCAGGATGTACAGTGAATGGATGGGCAAGTTACATTTTTGGATGATGTTTATTGGTTCAAACGTAACATTCTTTCCACAGCATTTTTTAGGACGCCAAGGTATGCCAAGACGTTACATTGATTATCCAGAAGCATTTGCATTATGGAACTATGTAAGCAGTTTGGGTGCGTTCTTAGCATTTGCAAGTTTTATATTGTTCTTTTGGATTATGGCACATAGTTTCTTTTTTGGCAGACGTATTACAGAAACTAATTATTGGAATGAGTATGCAGATACATTAGAATGGACACTACCTTGCCCACCACCAGAACACACTTTTGAAATATTGCCAAAAAGAGAGGATTGGGACAAAAGTGCTACACATTAACGCAGGCAATAAGGTTGACTTTTACTTAAAAATTTGCTATATATAATATAAGAATAACACACACACGGAGTTAGTATGAATCAAAAACCAAACCCAATTGGTTGGGCAAACACCATCTCTTCAATACAAAACGAATTTAAATCTATGTGGTCAATTGTAATGACCATCGAAAACTCGCCACTGAAGAAACTTGATCCTAGAGTAGCTCATATGTTGTTTCTAATTTTGGCTTTTATGTGGAGCGGAATCTTTGCAGTAATGATTGGCAGTGTAACTGCTTTTGGTATTAGTGCAATAGCACACATTATCTTAGTTTCAGGAACAGCAATTACTATTATGGTATTTAATGAAGCAGACAAAAGACCAGACAGTCTAAATAAAACTGTTGAATCTTTTAAACTAGTAAGTGGCTATCATAGCTTTCCGCGAGCCAGGCAGAATATGTGGGTAAACGGACAAAAAGTACAATTAGATGATAAAGATCCAGGAGGCGAACACGAATGACTTATAATTTTTTCAACAAGAACAATGGTGACGCTTTTTCTATGCAGTTTGATAATGAGCATAAGAAAGATGTGTACGTAAGTAGTAACCCCAATTTGGTTTGTTTAGGCGAGCAAGAATTTACTTTGCCTACTCGTCACGTAAGAATGCAAAACAAAGAAGAGGAGTTTGCCGGATGGGGAAGCTAATTAGAAAAATTAAAGTTGAATTTCCTTGGACAAAAAACTTACCTGAGGTTACTGGTAGGTGACTGATCCAAGAGTAGAAGCCCAAGCAGAAGCTGAACGTACATTTGATCAGTTTATGGTTTGGACAAAAAGGGTTGTAATATATAGTATAATATTTTTAATGATTGTGCTATTTGGTTGCAACAACGGCGTTGAAGTAGGCCCTAATGCTACAGGGTCAAAATATAATGGAGAACAATATGCTCCGTCTAATATTAATGTTAAGGATTATTAATGAGTAGACTAAAAAATATTGTAAATCGTATACCAGAATTTTGTATGAGTCACTGGTTAATAAGAATACCTCTTGCTATTGTATTCTTACAACAAGGTTTTAGTAAACTTCCTGTAACTATAGAAGGAGCAGAGTCTTTTGACTTGCCATATATAGTTTGGTGGTTTGCGGCATATGGTGAAATTGGTGCAGGTATAGGTTTACTAGTTGGTGGTTTAGTTTTTTATAAAGCAATAGCTGAACTGCAAGATATTATCACAAGATTTTCAGGTATTACTATTTGTAGTATTATGACAGGCGTAATATGGATAGGTGAGCCAGAAAGTCTTTGGGACGT